TCTGATAAACCAATCAGGTCTGTCTTTTTGTTTGCGTCCTGTTATCGCCTCTTCCATCGTTGCCCATAGTCTACTATTCTCGTGATGACCTCCCATTAAGAACTTGTAGCCGTATTTTTCGCAAAGTTGTGCTATCTGTCCACTTAATAACTTTAAGTCCTCAACGTGGCTTATACCACCTATCCAGCCTATTGTCGGTTCGTGCTGCTCATAACCCATCCATTGCTCTTGAGTGAAATCTAAAGCGTTGGGTGCAATGCAGATGTTTTCTCCTTTATAAAATTCAGTTACCTTATCCGCAAGTTGAGGAGTTGTGACCATTACCCCATCGGCATATGTCAAAGCGTTTTTAACGCCATCCTTGATATACGCTCTGTAGAACTTGTAAGCAGGGTTGTACTTTGGTAGCACCCAGTAATCGTCCAAGTCAACTATGTAAGGAACTTTGAGTTTTGCAAGGATTGGCAGAATGTTGTATTGGTATCTACCAAGCCATCGATTGAAGATTACAACATCATACTTCTGAAAGTCCATGTTTACCCAATCATTCTGATCGTGGCTCACGTCAACCTCAACTCCCAAATCTAACTGCAAACGAACATAGGGAGTGTATAGCCTATGAAAGCTCACCCCCGTATATCCGTCAAACAAACAAAGTATCCTCATCAGAAAGGCATATCGTTTTTAGGCTTTGGCAAAGCGACAAAGTGTGTTGCCTTGCTCTTCTCATTAGGTAGTTTCAATTTACCTACTCTTACTTTTACGTCACCGTACTTGTTAATCTCTAACTCACCGCTTTTGATTGCAGCGTTTAATTTCTCGATGTTGATTGTTACGTTAAGACCGTACTGGTCTTCCCAAGCATTTCCTAAATATATTGTCATAGTTTTTATCATTTTGTTGATCCCGACAAGATGATCATAGTTTTTCTATTTCTTTTTTTACTTCAGTCCAATAGTAGTAATCGGTTGTTTCGATTAGTTCTTTTACAGCAATCAATGCACATTGTTTCTCAAACTCGCATTTGCTTAAATCTATGCTATCAACATAGCCGTCTATTCTTGCGTATGCAGATACTAATTCAATGGCTTTCTCTTGTGGACTCATTCTAAATTTAATGTTACGTTTATTACTTTAGCTTCTACGGTTGCTTCTACGCTTTCCTTTGGCTTACCGAATACTCTTGATAATAAAGTGTCCATAGAATAGAGAGAGCCTTTCTCGTAGCTTTTAATGATGGCTTTTGCAACCGTCTTTTCTAACATCGTTGCATCTTCGTTCTTTAAAACCTCTTTAATGTTCTTTTCATCCATTGCCATGATGGCTTGAATAGAATCGTTGACCTCGCTTAAAGAATAGCCGTTCTCCTTCATTAAAGTAGTAAACTTCTTTGGTCTTCCATAAGGGTTGTTTGTCTCCCCTTTTTCTGGTACTTTTAATGTGCCTCCATTTCTGCCTGGTATCTCTTTCATTACTTTGAACTTACTTTGTTTTAAAGGTGTAAATCAATTTTATTATCCCAAATTATTTCATGCACTCGCTCTCTAACTTTAGAGTAAGTTTCAATCACTTCTTCGGTATCGGTTTCGTTGTATCTGGTCTTGGTTCTTAAATAGTCTTCTATTTCAGTTAGTGCTAAATACATTTGTCTTGCTTGTTGGAAGATTTCTAACTCGCTTCTATCTTCATCGTTGAATTGGTAGTTTACTTGCATTCGTTCATTTTTACTTTGTGTACTACTTTTAGCATTTCTTTATGCTGTTTTTTATCTCCGAAGTCTATGTGGCATTGTCTGCATAGTGCCATTAGGTTTTCGATGTTATCTGCGTGTTTAGAGCCGCCCATGCCTCGTGCTTCAATGTGATGAATATCTTGAGCCTTAAGACCGCACATTTCACAAGGTATAAAATCTGATGTATCATAACCGAAATATTTAAGATACGTCTTTGTATGATTCCTCATAGATCTTTATCAGTTGGTCTATTGAATAAGTCTCTGCTCCTTTTTTATAAATCTCTTTGCCTCTTACGATGTCGAAGAGAATGTAGTTAGCGTGTAACCACTTTACAAATTTACCTATTTCTTTAGGAGGAGTGACCATTTAGTGGGCTTTTCTATTTCTTTGTGTAATGTATATCCAAATTTACTAAAAAATTCTATCCAATGTGCTTTTGGCTTGATATTTATATGACCCCAGTCTTCATCAAACTTTGTGTAGAAAGGTGTAGAACTGAAGTGCAGATAATTACATTCAAGCCTTGAGAAGAAAGGTATTAGCTTTTCATCTGTGATGTGTTCAGCAACTTCAATGCAAGAGACTAAATCGCCTTTGATGACCATAGTGGTGAAGTCACCCAAATGGTATGAGTCTGCTACATTTCTTTCATGAGCGTATTCAAAGTGGTGAGGATTAAGGTCATAGTAAGTTACCTTTTTACCTGCTACTTTCATCTGCTGACAATAAGCACCTACTCCACCTCCTAAATCGGTGAATGAACTAAATTGGATTTCACTTGTTATTAGTTCTGTAGTTTCTTTGTAGAGATTGATGAATGACGGATTATCTAAATGAATGCCGTTTCTCATTTCCCAATCGAAGCATTGTATATCTGACCAATTGCCTCCGAAACTATTTACGCCTTCTTCTCTTTGGTTGTTCATCTGTTGCGATTGTTGCTGCTTCAAGTTCTCTTTCCTTTTCCATTAACTCGGCATGATGTGCGTTTGCTCTTACAATTAGTGAGTACAATGACTCAACAAAACAATTGGAGCAAGTCGGCATCGGTCTGCCCATCTCTCTAAAGTAGATGTCTCTAATTTTCACGTTGTCTTCAGGTACTACCCTAAATACTCCAGAGGCTTTCCACTTAAGAAAGTTCTGGTATACATCACCGGTAATGTACAAGATTTCTTCTTTGGTCATATATATTTATTTAATAAAGTTGCTGTTGTTGCTGCTGCAAATGCAAAAGGTATTCCGATTAGAGAGTGATACCAAAATAGTGTTATCCAAAAAGCCATACACAGCTCACAAGAAAAAGGCTTTGGATATTTGTACCCAAACTCCCTAACAAAAATCAAACTCATCGATGCTATCCCCAAAATCACTAATAAGTCTTGCATTTATTTCTTTTTTAATTGTGTTTATTACCCTTAAGATTTCTTGTCTACTGATATCCGTTGCTCTGCTTATGCTTCTTGCACTTCGTGGTTTAATGTCTTTAGTCTTGTCCCCTTCAGCGTATAACGTCCAAATCTTTTGCTCATACCAATCTCGTGACTCTACTACTTCTTCAATGGCTAAATGCAGCATCTCCCGGTAATGGCTGTCAAAGGTGGTTATCTCTTTTACTTCTACTATGTCGAAAAGTCCGATAGGTGCAAGGTAGTTCTTTTGAAAGTTAGTGCGTTTGCCGTAGAATTGATTTAAGCCTATCCTAATAATGAAGCCTTCCCAATAACCGCTCGTGTACTTTTCTTCAATCCACTTGTCATCTTTCTCGCATAGGATTAAAAAAAGTTCTTGGTATAAATCAGAGGCTAACTCTCCTGCAATCTTTTGACAGAAATCCCTTACCCACTTTTGAGTCGTTAAGTCTTTTATGATTTCCGCCTTTTTTATACATCAAAGTTAACCCCTATATTTTAACAAGTTTTCAATAGTTTTTAAACAATGCGTTCACTATCATCAATTGAATAAAGTTGCCATCCTTGCTTACTATACTTTTTGTAGTAGTACATCAACTCTTCGTCTGTGTTAAGACAAATATGGATTGATTCGTAAGACCTCCTCATTGTAATTGTTAGGAATCTCATGGAGTTGCTTTTCTATCTCTTTAAATAGTTTCATCTCGTATTTGCTGCCTATGTGAATCAGGTCACCTATCATATTTCTGCCATGAATTACGGTGCTGTGGTCACGATTAATGTATAACCCTATTTTTACCGTTGCCTCTTTCATGTGGACGTTGGCAAAGTAACAGAAGAATGAACGTGCAAGTACATACTCTTGTCTCCTACATCTGGAGAAGAATTCTTGCGGTAAGACGTTGATTACATCGCAAACTATCCTCATAAGGTTGTCAAGGCTCTTATGCTCTATCTTAACTATCTTTTTAGGGTTAATTATCATGTTTCGGAGAGTTTCAATCTCATTGTCTTTCTTTGCTAACAAAGCCTCGTATCTCGCTTTCATTCGAGCGTGTTGTGCTTTTAGTGTAATTAGGTCTGCTTGGTAATTCATATAAGTTTTAATTGTATTAATCCTGGTTTACTCCATTGGTCTGCCATTGCTTTAGCAATACCTGGAAATGTTTGACTTCTTATTTTCCATCTTTGATCACCTTTATTTAAGGCATCAAAAAACCACATTGGCTGACGTTTCTTTTTGCCTGTTTTTTTATCTATCCATTCTTTAAACTCTCCTTTATTAACTATTTTGGTAGGAGTAAGTTTAGGTAAGTTTTTTAACCATAAGCAAGTAGATTTTTGAAATGGGTCACCAAATTCATATGGTTGAATTATTTGGTCATGAGGACGAATATTGCTGCTAATTATACCTAATGGATTTTCAATAGCAATTTTATCAATAGGTACTAACATTAATGCCTTAACAAATTCAAGTGCTTCTTGTTGTCTACCGTCTTTTCGCTTCTTTTCAAAGTGAGGCGCACCACTTAAAGCCAAATGTGTACACGGTGGAAAGGCAATCATTAAATCCCAACCGTCATTGATGATATCAAATACATCACCTTGATAATGCGGACCAGGTACGTCTGTAGGAAGTAAGTCACAACTCATTGCATCGTGTCCCAATTTTATAAATTCGTCACGAACCGCACCCGAATATTCACACGCAACTAAAACTCTCATATGTTTTCTTTGTATCGTGTAAATTTACCTTCAAATGTCATAGGTACTGCTACGCATTGTCCATGTCTGTTCTTTCCTATTATTAATTCTGCATCCAATTCTATCTCTGGTTTTTCGTCAGCGTAGTAAGCAGGTCTAAAAGGGAAAAGTACAATGTCGCTGTCTTGCTCTATCTGACCGCTCTCTCTTAAGTCTGAAAGCATTGGTCTCTTGTCTGCTCTCTTTTCAGTTTCTCGTGAAAGCTGTGCAAGTGCAACCAAAGTAATTCCTAACTCTTTCGCCAATAGTTTAAGCGTTCTGCTGATATGTGCAATCTCTTGTTCTCTTACTTTCTGATGGCTTTTAATTAACTGCATATAGTCAATGAAAACAATGTCAAGACCATGTTTAGCCTTGTGTAGTTTAATCTTCGCTACAATGTCGTTAATGTCGCTATTACTACCATCGTCAAGAAAGAAG